TACGTAGATCTACCGCTATCTCTCCTTGACGTCTAGTAGGATTAGTTATTCCTCCGCCACGTAAAGTTTTATCTCCATCTTCAAAACCAGGAAGCATTCTAAGTCTTGCAGCCTGTGATGCAGTTGCAACTGCTTGACCCTGTCTCCTTCTAACAACTACATTATCAGAAGTACGTCTGCCCCTTTCATCAACGCCAACTGTACCCTTTGGTAGAGGAGAACTGTTACTACTATTAATCTTTTCTTTAGCAGTCAAATCTCTGTTAACAAGGCTTTCACCTCTCTTTGCAGCAACAAGTACTTCATCTGCTCTTTGAGCAGCAAGGTTCATTACTTTACCTGGCTGGAATTGAGGATCTGATAATAAGGTGAGTAGCATTTTTGGTGTTCTTAAATCTGCTGGTAAATACTTGGCTGCTACCTTGCCACCATTTGCCTGATAATCAATAACACGTTGATCTAATTGTGCTGCTTTTGCAAGCAACATTCTTTCTTGTGGATTTTTTGGATGGCTTCCTCTTGCCATAAATTCTGCTGCTTTTCTATATTCTCTCTTCTCTATTTCTGATAAACCAAGTACATTATCTTTATTAAAGATATCGAGTATGTTTAATCCTCTTCTCTTTGCATTCATGTAGTTGTTTAAGATTCTGGCGTCATATAATGCCTCGCCAGTCTTCATCTTTAGTGCGCCTTGGCGACCTGTAACTTCTTGCTTTATATGTGAAAGATTTTCTTTTAATAAACTTTTAACTTCGTCTGGAGTATATCCAGCAGCCAACATGGCTCTTCCTGTTTTGGTTGTAAGTGGATTACCGATTCTTGCATTATATTCTTGAATTTCTTTTGTGGCAAATGGCTTTACGATATTTGATATATTTGCCTTTCCACCACCAGCCTGCTTTCCAGTTGATCTTAATGCTGTTACAAAAGGTTCAATGCTTGCAAATCTTCCCTGGAACTTTCCTCCAGAAACAAGTCTGCCCTTGTCGTTTGGAATAACTCCCATTCGGTACAGCATCATGTCTGTAACTTGCTTTGCTGATCTAGAATATTTTGCTCTTCCATCTGGGTCTGCTAAAAATGCATCTAGGTCTTGCTTATGAATATATCTTACTTCACCATTCACCATGACTGGATGCATCTTGCTAAGTTCATTCATAAACTGTGTTTGTCTTGGAGAAGTGAAAGATTGTTCTCTGCCAGATGGTGGTACTGCTGCTACTCCACCCTTCCATGCTGCCTCGATAACTGCTCTTCTTTGAGGATCAACCTTATCTAGTTCTCTGATAAAATCATTATTTGCAGTTCGCTTTAGTTCTTCTATTAAAGTTTTTTCTTGTGTTCCTGGTGGAAGAAGATATTTTCTAAGTTGTTCTTCTGCAATTGAATTTGTTGCCTTTGGATCTATTCCCTCAATTGCCTTTACAACTCCGTTTCCTGCACGAGCATGAACAGAATGCAGTTGTGACCAATCTGTTTTTGCTCCAGCCTTAAGTCTTTCAAGCATGTTGTTATATACAACTTGCTCGTCTGGAGTTAAATCCCAAGACTTGATAACTCTTTCTAGCCTTGGAATAGATTTATTTATTTCTGCCTTTATAGCAGCATCATACTGTGATGGTGTCATCTTTGAAGCAAGGCCTGATGTTTCTTGTGCAAAGAACTTTTTAGCACCACCCTTTACACCAAGCAAGTTAACAAGCGCTTGCTGCTCCATGCTTGGCAATCCCTTAGAGAAATCTCTAAAGCCAGATGCTCTATCGAATACTCCAGCAGTTCCAACATCAGCCAATACGTTTCCAGATAGGTTTGCCTTCTGTAAATCTTTATCTGCTCTTAATGTAGATGCAACAAGTTGCTTAACCATATCAGATTGTGAGAACTTACCATCCATGGCTGCAATTCTTGGATCATATGGAGACTCAATAACAATAAACTTTCTTTGACCTGAAGGATCTGTTGGATCAATCATAGTCTTAATACTTTGTTTTGGAGATACTAAACCATGAACTTCTCTAGCAATCTGAGTAGCACGAACTTCTGCTAATGCTGTCTTCTCATCTATTGTTGGCTTTACTACTACGATCTTTCCGTTAGGCTTTCTGTATACCCCGCCAACTCCTCTAACAGGGAAACTTCTTCCAGAGAATGGCTGAAGCAATGTGCCGAAATCAGTAGGAGCAACACTTCCATACTTTCCAGTACTTACATCCCTTGCTATCTTATCTACTATCTCTCTAGACTGTGATGCTTCTTTTGCAGACTTAGGCATGCCAACAAAAACAGCGCCTGACTGTCTCTCTGGATGTGGTTCGTTGTATCCTTGACGAGCATCATCTCTTCTTCTATTTCTTGCTTGCTGTGCTTTTCTAACTGCTTCTGGTCCTGCAGAAAGCGGTATACCTCTGCCTGGCCCTCCTGGAAGTCTTCCAGCCATAAAGCCTGGAACCTTATCCTGGAACATTGCAGTAATCAAACCTCTATACTTATCTGTAGTTTCTGTAGGTATAACTGCTTCTCCTGGAGAAAGCATTGCTGGAACAACGTCTCCTGCACCCTTTGGACCTGGCACAGAAATAATTCCATCTTTATACTTTTTCATTGGTGGCAACTTTGTTACTGCACGTTTAGCCCCACCAACACCTCCAGCAAACAATGCGGGATTTTGTGATGCCATAGTTCTCATTTGAGAAGTCAAAGATGAATATGCAGATGCTAATTGCATTGCTGCTGTTTTTTCAATATTAAATATTTCAGTTAATCTTGTATGAGTATTATGTAGCGCTTGTCCTGCTGCTTGTTGCTCTAATTGTTCTTGTGTTACATAATTAAATCCTGCACCCAAAACATTTGTTTGACCGTTTAACTTTGCAATACCGCCTCTTATTGTTGCAAATAGTTTAATTAAGTTTGCTAAACCATTAGCCAAAAGACCGAATGTCATAAGAACTACTGGTCCTATACCAGCAACAACTCCAACTATGGTGGTTATTACTTTTTTAGTTTGATCACTAAGCCCATTAAACTTTTCAAATAAACTTCCAAAAAACTTTACTATTGGAGTAACTGCTTCCAAAAATGCCTTGCCCAGTGGCATAATGTCTTGCTTAAATTGTTCCAAAGCAGCCTGGAACTTAACGCCAACAGACTCCTCTATCTTCTTCATTTCTCGCTCAGATAGAATTGCTAACTCTTCAACAGATGCCCCAGTTAACTGGAATGCTCTTGCAGCCTGTGTTCCATCCTTAGACACATTCTGGAACAATGTAGACAAACGAGCAAACTGGAATTTACCAAACAGTTGCTCAATAGCACGAGCACGATTAAGTGGATCTAGTTCATCTAGTGCTCTAGCAAACCCTACAACAGTTCCCTTAATGTCTCCCTTGTTCGCTTCAACAAGTCCTTTAATATTAATTCCCATTCCACCAAGGAACTTGGCTGCTTTTTCACTAGGGTTAATTAATGAAGCAAGACCAGACTTAAGTGCGTTAGCACCTTCTGATGCATTGATACCGCCTTCCTTCATAGCAGTTAAGAAGAATGCAAGATCTTCTACGTTACCACCAAGTTGTTTGATAACTGGTGCAGCCTTTGGAATTGCAATTGTTAAATCTTCAATAGAAAGAACAGTTTGGTTTTCTACTGCGTTTAGGAAGTTAATTTTTTCTGCTAGTTGATCGCTTGACAACCCAAAAGCATTCTGTAAAGATATTGTTGTTTCAAGTGCTTGCTGTTGCTCTACTTGTCCAAGTACCGCTAACTTAGTTGCAGTTTCTACCTGTCTAGTTAGATCTGCTCCCTTAAAACCTGCTGCTGCTGCAGTTGCAGCCATATCCATAGTTTCAGTTACAGCAACTCCGAACTTCGTATATTCAGTTGCAAGTTTTCTAATATTTTCTACTGCTGCATCGACTTCTGCATCATTAGTAAATGCATCACCATAAACACGTCTAAACTTAACTATAGATTCTTCTAATTCTCTAAATGCTTTAGACGCATATCCACCAAGCATGGTTAGTGGTATCGTCAAACCAACCATCAACTGACGACCAGCCCACTGAGTATTCTTACCAAAGTTTAGAAGTTGTGTTGATCCCTGCTTTAATAACTGGTTTAAGAACTGCTGTCTTTGTGCAGCATATTGAATTCTAGTTCCAAGTTCTGTAAACTGACCGTTTGCCATTGCCAATGTTCTTGGCATAACACGCATAGCATCAATAAAGCCACCCTGGGCTTTAGCCATCTGAATGTATTGTGCTTGTAGCGCCTTTACTCTATCTCTGCGAGCACGGTTAATAATCTCTCGCTCTTGTGCAAAGGCCTTACCTAATGTTCTTGTATTGGCTGTAGCAGCAGCCATACTGTATCTATAATATTCTTTAAGAGATAATTTATTTTTTTCTAAGGCAGTAGTAAATGCCATAGTGCTAGATGCAACTTTACCTTGACTTACTGCAAACTTACCAGTAGCACCTATTGCTTGAACTAGTTGAGCATTTAAACCTTTTTGTGCATTTGCAGCAGCCAGGTTGCCCTCAGCAAGTTGTTGATGAAACCTACTGAGGCCTGCCTGTAACTTACGTAATTCTGCTAAGGCGTCGGCAGTATTAAAATTAATATTAATATTAGAATTTACATCTGCCAATTCCTTAACACCTCTTTATTTAATTATTTTACTAAGCCAGATACCACTGACGCATCAGCGTTCTGGAAACCAGATGCTGCATCGATGATTTGATAAACTGTAGGAAGATCTAAAAGTTCCTCTAGTTGATCTCTGTCTTCTGCCAATTCTGGCTTGTATTGCTTCATTGCTATTTGAACACAGTCCATGAGAATGTCCATAGACTTTTCATTATCGTCTGCTACTGCAGTTAACTCTGCGAACTTTAACATAAACGGTCTTAGAAGAGACAACTTTAACGCTCTTACCGCAATCTCTGTGTTATCGATTAATGTGATTGTTTTCTTGTTTTCTTTAGGCTTTTCGGCCATCATTCCTCCTTAAGGTATTGAATAAATTATACCATAGTGAGGCTTTTATTTTTGCGTAAGATCCTCGTAATCCAAACCCATTCCAATACCAAAACCAGCCTTTTGTGCATTGTATCCTTGTAGTGCAGTTATATCGTTAGGGTCATTTGCCTTACCTTTACTGAATACCCTGGCCTTCATCTCTTCCCAGGCATTGCTGTTATTGTTATTTGCTTTATCTAAGTCTACCCCCTGCATGGCAGCCAAGAACTTCTTCTGTGAATAATCTAAGTCTCTTTTTATTTTTAGTGTGGCTATTATTTCTGGCATAGACATGGATGATTCTAACTCTTCATAATCTTTCCAAATACCAAGAAGGAATACCTCTGACTCTAATTCTGCTAGGTCCAAGTCGTCCCATGTAGACCCGCTTTCGGTTGCCTGTTTCTTTACAGTTTCTTCAGCCTTCTCATTAATCTTAATACCCGCAGCAAAGTCCAATATTCTATAAATGCTTGGCATGTCTATGTTATCTTCTAACTCTTCTTGTGTTCTTATTAGTGGATAATATTGCCTCATTGCTATAACAGTACATTTTGCCAAAGCATCTATTGCCTCATCGTCGTTGGTTGCAAGTTTAACATTTTCAAACTCATCTAAAAATAATTTTAAGAACTTTATTTTTAATGGGGTTATATATAGTTCTGTTCCATCTATCAGTTCTACGACGGCACTTTTGTATATTTCGGTAGGCATTCATCTATTATAGCAAACAGAAAAGCCCAGCCTTTTGGGCTGGGCTAATCTTATATTAAGTTGTATTATGCTGGGATTGTACGATCTACGATCTTACCGTAAGAACCGTTGTCATTTGGAAGCAAGCGGAATGAGACTTCAAACATTGTTGCCTCGTCACGCTTTGCGCCTACTGTTACGCTCTCAATTGAGAGTGCACGGTATGCAACGTAAACTCTTTCGATCTGATCAGATGCTGCACAGTCACCTGTTCCTGGACCAACTGCTACCAAACCACGCTCAACTGGACATTCTCCAATGTCACCTGCTGAAAGGTTAAGTGTTGGGTTTCCTGAAACTGTTGTAAGATTCTCATCCTTGCTTGCGAGAGCAAAAAGAAGATTCTCTAGTGTTGATTCTGCGAATGTAGTATTTAGGTTAACCTGCATGCCTTGCTTGAACAACTTAGCAACGTCAAGAACCTGGTCTACTGAAACTTCACCGAAATCTGGCTGGAACTGTAGTTCCAAACCATTCATTGTGTAACCTACGTTACGGAACCCTTCCTCATCGGAAAGAGTTGTCTTGTAGGACACACCTGCAGAGTATCCTGGAAGGACTCCTGCTTCTGGTAGAACACCATCTTCGTATGTGAAGAGTGCTGCTGCACCAACGATGATATTATTGCTAGTACCACGTGTATATGCCATGTATTTCACCTCTTTATTTGTCTAGAATTAAAAGGCGTGTTTCCTCGCTAACAATTATACAGCCTTTTTATGAGTTTACTGAGTCTATTATGTCTTGCATCTGATGGTAGTCGTAGTCTATAATTATCTTATTCCCCGCATAAGTTCGGGCTGTTCCAAAGTCGACTATATCCCGTGCCTCTTCTAAATGATATATTTTAAAGTTATGAAAGTAGAATTTACACTCCATGCCACCAATACCACCTGCATCACTTTTGGCTTTGGCCCATGCATTTAAGTCTTGAGCAGTTTCGTCTCCACGATCTAAGTATCTCATTACTATTTCTTGTATTCGTATCATTGTTGGTACTGGATTGCTTGCCTGTGCATAAAAATAATACAAAACCTGCTCACACTTAATGTGTGGGAATGGCCCCCTACGCATTCTAAACATTCTGTCCCAAACAGCCATGACTCCACTTTCTGGAAATGATGTTTGAAGTGCCTCAAGGCTAGAAGGGCCTGTTGGGAAAAATGGAAATATTAATAATGGGTTTCCTGTATTTTCTGGATCTACAATAGGCTTAAGTTTTTCTTGTAGGTATGTATTAATCCATAATACTGGTGTATTTAATACTGATGTAGATTCTGTCATTTAATTGCCCCCGCATTTGCTACCCATTGATATCCAGCCTTAAGTCCAACAGATCTACCGCCACGCTTTCCTGCATTTAGATTTTTTGAATAAACCTTTGGATATTTAAAGTATTGCTTAAGACCACTTGACTCTAAGAATGACTGTCTAAAGTAAACACCAAAAAAATTAGAGATAACATTTTTAAATTGTCCCTCTGTCTGTCCTCCAGGATTTTCAACCCTAACTTCTCTTGAAGTAAATATTTCTTCTCCGTTTATTTCAAACCTTAATGCCTGTGCCTTTGTTGGTTTAATGGTTACGCCAATACCTTTTTCCATAACTTCTGCTTTATTATAAAATGGAACATTAGAACCATTTTTAATTGATGTAGATTGTTTTAATGATGACCTGAATGTTAAACCAATATTACTAATTGTAAAGTCAATGTCAAATAATCTTGCTTCTGGACTTCCAGTTTTGTGCCATTCGTATACATGGTGCAATAACTCTGGAGATACTCTTGCGTTAGCATCTACAAACTGTCCTGCTAATTCTGATATTTGTGGTCCTAGTGCTGCATACATAGCCTTCTTACCACGACCAATTCCATCGATGAAACCAATTGAATAATTCATTATGTTATTCATCTCTTTTTCAAACTGTCTACTATTAAATTTTATTCTTAACATTAAACATCTACCGCCTGATTTTCAGATCTACGAATAATTAATTTATAATATTCTGTATTTCCAAACGGACCAGTAAATGGATCCTGTGTTGCTATTTCAAATATTGTAGACTTGCCTGCACGAGGCCCTGAAGTTTCTGTGTATATCTCATTACAATTTTTGTCACGAATGTTTGTAATAATAACATTGGTAATTGAGTTACGAGCCTCTAAACTTGAAACTCTGATGTCTGTTTTAGCACGTCCAAGCAGTATCTTATCCTGTGTAATATTAATGTTTGGCATTACTTCTTCTTTAAATGCTGTGCCTGCTGGAGCAAAGGAACATGCGATTGTGCGATCTAAAATCCAAGTCTTTTTGACTTCTCCGTAAATACCCTGTTCAACTATTGGGTGATAAACATCTGCTTGCATTGGAAATGCGAAGTCTGGAGTTTCGCATATTACCATTATAGAACCCCGACGAACTCAATCGGTTTACGATACTTATCTAATATCTTATCGACTAATAAATTTCCAGTGCCGTCAAATACAGCCTTATCAAACTGAATTCTAAATTGATCTGTATTATACGAACCAATATATCTCTTGTAATAATCTAACTTTCCACAATCAATATCGTGTATTAATAACTCTGTTGCTCTTACTATATCTGATGGAACCTTATGATATCCAACTTCTAGTTCGATCTTATAATCCCAACCTCTTGGAAAACCTCGTTCTGAAAAAAGAAAATCTAAATAATCTGTAGGTGATCCAGGATAAAGGATTGGGTTTGATTCATTACGATTAACTAAATCTGGATACTTTGTTGTAACAGCAGATCCATCAGAAGTTATTTCAAACACAAATGTAGAGTTTTCTACATCATCTGCATCATAAACCAAAACATTGTTTTCATAAACCTTTAAAATCTTTTTTGCATTTACCCAAATAGGAATATAGTCTAACCCCAAACCAGTTGTCTCGATTGTCTTTTTTGTAAAATAAAAATCTACATCACAAACCGAATCTATTATTGCTCTTGCTAATTCTTCGTTCTTTCTGTATGCCTGTACCTCTGTAGCGGTTGATCCATTGTCATTTGGGTTTGAGTATGGTCTTACTACGTCTACATATGTATCCTCTCCGTCTACCGTGATTTTATACTGAGTATCATATTTTGAGGATAATGGGATGGTTACTTTGCCTGATGCATCAGATGTAACTTCACCCGTTGTTTCTAAAGAGTCCGCCATATCGGTAATAGCGTATTCATACTCTGTAGTTGCTAAAGCAACATCAAGCGTAACGCTTAAATTATATGGCGGAACTCTTAGAACTTCCATTTAGTTGCCAAACTCCTTGGCTACTTCTTCTGGTGTAGCAAGTCTGACATGGCTACGTGTTAACCATTTTTCAGCCTGCTCTGGTGTAACGATGTTGTATCCACGATATACCTTGCCAACTGAACTCCAACTTACATTCTTTGTAGAGTAAATTGCTACTGTCTTTTTTGACTTCGTTGGAGAATCATTAACAGCCTTCTTGACTGGACGTGGTGTTTCAGCAACACCGATAACGCCATTTTCTATTGATCCTACAGCCTGAACTGTATCACTTGAAGATGCGCTAAGATCTGCTGTTGTAATAGCATCAGAAGACTCTGGTACTTCAGAAACTGATGCCTCAACATTATTTTCTTGAGCAACCGCCTCAACATTAGTTGATGGCTGATTGTTTTCTAACTTATACTTTTCCCAAGCGTTTAGTTCCTGGGGTTGTTCTGCATTATTGTTTTCTTCCATTATTTACCTCCTTGTGACTATTATAACAGAATAATAAAAAGTTAAGAGGGGGAGGAGAATTAACCCCTTCCCCCTCTCAAAGGTTACTGCTTACAGATTATGCATCTGCTGCAGAGTCTGCCCATGCGATTGCATCTTCTTCTTCCCATTGGATACCGAAGCGAACGAATACAGTATATTCAATTGTATCCTTCTTCGCAACGTATTCACGGTTTACGATGATATCACGCTGGAAGCCCCAAACACGGTTCTGTGGGAATGTCAAGTCGACATAACCTGCAGGGTAGTAAGGAACTTCTTGGACATCGATACCTAGAACACGAGTTGTACGTGCTCCACCGAATGTCTGACCAGCACCGTCTAGGTAAGACTGTGTGTTGGCTGATGTGTTACCATTCTTGCCAAGTGCTTCAGCGATAGCATCTGAAAGTGTACCGTTATTCTTAACGATACCTGCGAATGCATCTGTACCTACATAGAACTTAAGATTATTCTTAAGTGCACGGTACTTGCGTGGCATAGCGAGAATGATGTCCTGCATTACTGCAGGTGTCCAAGCATTGTCAGCAACAGTAATTGCTGCTTCATGCGAGTCTCCATTGTCCTTGTGCTTCTTGATGAAGCCAGGCATAATAGAAAGGAATGGTGCTGTTGCACCATCACCGTTGATAGCAAGATCTTCAATGTCATTTGCGAATGCATTTGTCATCAAGCGAACAAGATGATCTTCTAATGCACCACCCTCGACATTGTCTTCTAGTGCTTCAGCAGAT